GCGGTCTCCTACGACAAGCTCGGTGAGAAACAGCGTCCCGGTCCCGACCAGAGTCGTCGATGCGGTTGGGTCGGCAGTTCCGGTGAGCACGCTCGACGCTTTGCCGGTCAGGTGAAACACGCCGAACAGTTCCGACGCGCTTGCGCTCAGCCCCGCCGTCCCCGCCGCGCTGTCGAGCAGCAGTGCCTTCGAGCCGGTGAGTGCAGAGGCGCCGATGACGGCATCGCTCGCACTTGAAGGTCCAATTCCAGTCCACACTCCTGCAATACAACTATAGAAACCAGCGGACGCTCCTGTTTTTTCAACTATTTGTGCTGGAGAAGATACACACGTAGCAGGCAGTGTTGCAACAGTTGTTACATTTTGTAGCGGACCAATAAACTGGGCGATTGTTATGCTACTGCATAACACAAGCAAAACGAATACGTTTTTCATTTTACATGTTCTCCACACTAACACCAATCGTCATTCCATTAGTATCGCCCTGGACGTAGTACTGGCTAAGGTCAATTCTATTCCCACTAGAATCACGATGGAACGAAGTCTGACCAGACGGACCATACCCTAATTTGTCAGTAATACTGATCGTCCCACTATTAGTAGTGATGTCCAAAACCGTACAAGGATTGGGAAAGTACCCGTCAGTTGGAACTGCTCCAACTGTCGCGAGGAGAAGAGCAAGCAAGTTGTACGATACTGCATTGCTTGCCAAGGTCACTTGAAATGATCGCATCATTTTGTTTCATCTCCACAGAACTTCTCCCACAAAGAAAAGAAGTCCTCAGTCAACTTACTAGACTTATCCATCCCCTTAAGAGTGTCTTGAATCAAAACCTGTGCACGAGGACCAATTTCCACTTCACGCTCTTGCGATATTTCCGCGTCCCACTTGAACCCTTCCTCGTTTTGCTCCATCTTGAGGGCAGCATGTTCCTCCTCGGAGAAGGAAAGAGCTGCCCTCAAGTTCTGAACAATACGCAGAGTGACGATGTTGCCTTCACGTGGAAGGACAGTCAACAGCAACAAGCGTTCTTTGATGGTCAGGATCATGTTACGCCAAGTTAATCTGTTTTGCACCAGCAGGGGTCATCACGTGGATGTGTGCGCTTGACGCGTCCAAAAGTCCACCGGCAACCTCGAAGTTGAAGAGATAACTGAACTGGTCGCAATTGCCGATGGCAAAGACACCATCAATAGCACACGCTCCAGCAGGCTTGTTGAGGTAAGCCAAGTAGTGCTTAGTAGTAGCCTTAGTTGTAGAGTAGTCACTCACCACAAGAGCAAACCGACTGCCAGCAGAAGCTCCAGTACAGAGCATACAAGCCTTGATTGCAGTTGACCAATGGTCAATACGAGTTTGCGCGAAACCATTGTCCTGCGCGTAAGAACTAAGACCTAGCAATTCTCCATACTCCGCAATGTTAGCCGAAGCACTCAGGTCCATTGCAATGGTGTTCTGGTTCCATGTTGGAGTAGCAACATCACTTCGTGCTCGGACCCTCACCGATGCAAAATTTCCTGTTGGTGAGAGATTAGCAAACAACGCCTTCAGGACAGCACCACCTCCCGGGAAATTGAACGTCGTCCAAGAGGTTTCATTTCCTATGTCAATGTCCTTGGCATCTCTTGTCGCACCTAGAAACATCTTCATTTCACTCTCCTTCAGTTGTTAGTGCTCCCGAATCAGGAGCTTCTCCGGGAGCACTTCTCTCGAAGGCTCCTTCAGTTAATTGTAAGAGAGCCTGTTGATGGGCTCTCAAATGAGCTATACAGTTTACATAGCCCGCAGGATTAGTTTCTTTTAAGTCCAGTCCAATATTTCCTACCAAGAATGACTTAAGAGTTGCAATATGAACGGCATGGTCATCAACGTCTAGATCAATTGCTACAGTCGAGATGAATCCACCCAATTCATCAGGAACAGGTTCAGCACCAAAACGTATTAAGTCGTTGATTTCTCTAGCTTGTTTAACTCGTTGATCTTCACCTGGAATGTCCAGATCATCCATTGCCAAAGTGGTTTTGAGTACCTTTGCATTAGCCGGAGTGTAGAGGGCCGCATTAACTTGTGGATTGTTAAGTTCCATCAACTTGAAGAAAGTATCTCTCTTTTGAACGATAGATACTGGGAATGCACCTCCAGCCTCAGCTTCAACACCACCGACCTTACCTTCCATCTGGGATCGACGAATCCAAACATTGATGTAACTATTATTCTCTTTTTTTGTGTATTGCTGATCTGCCACTACAGTATCGGCATACATTCGCACACCACCGTCGATTGTACGCAGCCACCAATCTAAAGCAAACTCCCAAATGATTGTAAGTCGTTGCAATGCCATTTGCTTCGACATGGCGTACTCGCCAAGAGTTCTTGATTTTCCTTCGCTTGGCCCTCCGTGTATTGCAGGAAAATCTCCAGAAGCGAATTGAGCATCTTGATCTATCTGTCTAAAGAAGAGCATGTGTTCTTTAGACATCATAGACTTTGGTTCTGTTGCAAAAGATGCCTGTAATGCTTGACCTACTTTAGGTTTAGCTGGATAAATACAACCGGGTGCAGACTCAAACTTTCCATAATCATCAAATGAAAGAACCTCCGAGTCCGCATAGACCGCTGGAATTCCATGGTCAATCGTATCCATTGTAAGATTGACCAATTCGTTCCGCATGTCCTGAAGACCTAACAAAGTCTTTCCTATTGGATCAGTATGTATAAAGGTGGAAAGCCCAGCTTGACCTATATCCCAACGATCATCAAATGCCTCATCGAATGACTCAGCGAAAACACGATTCTTCCCAATGAAAGTTATCTGACATCCTTGTGGAAACTTTGCCAAAAGTGATTTCCTTTTGGCTTTATCTACAATCTTGTAGAATGTCCAAGGACGTAGCCACGTCTTCTCCACAGTGACGAGATCCATCTGCGTGTCCACAACGTCATGTGGGTAAGAATAACTAGACCTAGCAAATCTATCTTGAGATTCAAGACGTTCACCTTCAATTTCATCTTCAATGTCTTCGTAGACACTCTTTACTAGTGCTTTATTCTGATCTGTCTTTAGAATTAAGTAACCACAAGATGCTTGCGTTCTCGCGTAGTAGGAGACCTTAACGTGAAGTGGACCGAAAACATCTATCTTTAATCGACTTTTCGGAATTTGTTTGGTGCCGCCTTGCGTCACCTTTGGTGTCATGACAGGTTGGCCCTCAAAGTTACATTGAGGGCAGGGTTCAAGTTCGTTCGCCTCACGAACACTTTGGCATTGTGGGCATGAGAGTGCAATTGAACTCTCATATGAGGGAATTTCGACCATCCCAAACTTAGCGTCTGATTCAATATAGCGGTAAGAAAAGACCATGCCGGCGTTGTATAGATAATACAATGCTTGGAAGAAAAGTAGTTTAGCCTTATTATGAATGTAAATGAGGTCTGCTATCTTAGAGTACGTTTGCGCGGTCAGCCGATCGGACTCGTCATCCGCATCGTCTGGTCGATAACGCAGCGGTGGAATTTGCGCAGCGAGTGCAGCGATGATCGACTCGCCATGCGCTTTGTAGATATCTACGACATAATCGTAAATAGGGCCGAGTGAGGCAACTTCTTCCTCGCTGAAGACGTCGGCGAAATGAACAGAATCAGGTGAGATCCAACTTTGATCTTGTTCAGACCAAAAGATCATCTGAAGGCCGTGCCAATACTCCTCACACTTCTTCCACAGACGAACTTGAGCCTTGTGGAGTTCGTCGTCTTCCTTATCGAAGTCCTTGACAATATCGCGTAAAGCGTTCTGCAAATCATCGTCAAGTTCGACTTTGTGACCTATTGGCATAACTTTTTTGCAGCATTCAAACGAAGAATCACTTCTTCCATCAACCAATCTTCCAAGCCTTGAGTAGCACCTTGTACATTCGACCCACCTAATTTCAAGTAGTCGACAATGATGTTTTGCTCTTCAATACAACGCTGAATTTGCAACTGCAAATCATTCATTACTTTTTCTTCCTCTTACTAAGAGCCTTTGAAAATTTACTCCGCTGTTCTTGCGGAGTAGCGTGGACCATTTCTTCTGCAACTGCTTTCGACGGTCCGACTCCACTTCGCGGCGTCATCCCGTGTGCAATCCCTGCCATAAACTTGTACTGCTTTCGACTCACACTAGGCATTTTGTTCTACCTCCTGTTCGGCTGAATCTGCTACACCTCTCCAACGCTGCTCACGTTCCTTCAATTCAAGTGGTTGAAACTTCTGTTCGAGTACTCGCTTTTGATCTCTCCAGTTACGAATGCGGCGCGGCGTTTCACCACGAGCAGGCTCGATTGATGCAACTGCATTAGGCGTGGATAACATCGCTTCAAGTTCTTTGATACGCATCTCACGACTCGTCACAAGGCCACGAAGGTAATGACACTCTGCAATGTGACGATCGAAGATCCGATCAACTAACTTAGTAACGTCCCATACTATGCCTAGCATATCTCCGACGTCGCCTTGCAGGCGCCGCGTTCCTCCCTCGTTTAGATTCAAGATTGCCCATCTTTATGTAAAAGTTCGTTTGATCTTTGGACTTTTCAGCGGCCGCACAAATAAGCGCAACTTCGTCACGCCGCTTAGCCTCCTTGTCTGTAAAACCAAGGAGCCGCATACAAGCCTTGACTAGGTAACGTCCACCATCGTAAGGATCGTCACCATTAAACTCTGCAACGTCTTCCTTATTTACACCTGGTTTGTTGGGATCGTTGTAAACACAAAGAGGAATAGTCTTGATGAACTCGGTACAAGTATCAAACACCTGCAAAATTGGAATGTTGTCTTCAGGAATTTCAGGGACGAACTGATCCACGTAGGCAGCATAGGAGGAACTACCCCTGTTCCTCCTTAACCACTCGGCATGTTCAACGTCAAACTTATCTCCGGAAAGTAACTTCTTAACTGGTTTTTGGCGCCAACGCAAAACTTCTTGTAGCAGGATCTTACCACCTAAGCGATCATTATCGGCCTGACGTGGAGTCAAACCGGAGTACTGTGCCACTTGCTCGGCAATCGTAAACTCATCGCCTCGCTTGTGCCACGCACTAGGATCGAGCACGAAGTCGTTCAACTGCACGCCTTCTTGCGCAATCATCTTCCCAATGTCGGTTGCCCAAGTTGAAACCTTAGTTTGAGTGCAAGTATATTCCTTGTAAAGATAGATTCTATGTTCCGGGGATATCGTAGCTAGACCCGCCCACATCATTGCCGCATAACCCCAATCTATTGCGAGAACACGAGGCCACCAGTGTGGCACGACAAACGGTTTAACAACATGCTGTGCATTAGCTGGCTCGTCGGGGAAGGATTGTACTCTCCAGTCGTCAAAGACCTGACCAGTAAACGTCCACCAGTCACCTTCCAACTTTGCCAACCTTTCTGCTGTTGGAAGCATCTGGAGACGTGTTACATATCCAGGATCAACGTGTGGATTGTCCGTTACTTTGGCAGGAATGAAGATGCGAGAGGTTTCTTTGCCGTCGTTCCATCTTTGCTTGATAATGACATTGCCTTGCGGCGCGGGTTCAACGAAACGAAGTCGAACAAAACCATGACCAATATTACCAGGATTTGTACCACTACGAACAATAGCAGGGAGACCAGAGTCGACTTTAGAACGACAGCGAGAAAAGGCGATGTACTTATACATGAACTCAGTAAAGGATGTGAGTTCATCGAAAGCAACAAAATTATATTCATCGGTGTCATAATTGCGGACGTCCTTCTCATGCTCTGCATAGCCAAACTGGATGTAAGATCCATAAGCAGGCCAGTGCCAACGCTTCTTCGACTCGTTGTAGATCCCTCCTGTTGCAGGATACCAAAGACGTGAGCGTATGATTATTTCGTGTTCTAACTCAGGATAGGTACGTCTAAGAACGAGACCCTTAAAGGTCGAGTACTTGTAGAACTCCCTAACGATTGGGAGCATGATGAGACAATCCGTTTTGCCCCCGGAAGCCGCGCCTCCATACATTGCCTCAAAGATAGTATCAGGCAATGAGAGGAAATCGGCCTGGCGCGGCGTCGGTTTCCAAATTTTAGTTTCTGCCACTTTAATCACTCTTGTTTCAAGGAGTCCCAAAACAAGTACAACATGAAGAAGAGAAACAAGTATGTAAGGCCGTCCAATAAGAAGCGCCGCATTATGGACCAGCCTTCACATCAATCGTTTCGTAATGAGTTTCTTGACGCTGCTGCGGCGCATACACAACAAGTGTAACTCCACTTGTTGCGGCATCCTTCGGCGAGAGTTTCTCAACAACTCCGGCGAGATTACGTGCAACTGTCGAGGCATCCTTCGCTGTGCAGTTGAACAGCGTCTCGTCGTTAATGATTCCGAGTGAAGCCATTAACTTGTCGAGTGCAAGATCCCTAATTCTCGTTGTTGTGCGTTCTACTGCGCTTACCACTTCAGGGTTTCTACTATGTAGTGCAGATGCAGGAACATCAAGTGCGTCCACAATCTCTCGTGTTGGTTCAGTCTTGGAAAGTACTCCAGCAATGACCTGAAGACTTTGTGGGGTATTCTTAGAACCTACACTACGACCATTGCTTTTGTGCAGTGGCATAACGATGGAGTTATCGCGTGGAAGATTATTTAGAAGATTGCGAGGCGAAGCCAAACGCCTCGCGGATTCTTCTTTGCTGAGTAACATGTTTACTGCCTTCACAATACTGAATCTGCAATCTTTCTTAACTGTCTAGTTTCACCTGTTACCATGTAATGAACAAGAGCCTCTTCGTACGCCTCTTGCAT